AGGAAGGGAGCTCTTTAATAAACTTATCTATGATAGGTAATACTTTATCTGCAGAATCAAGGCTTCTGCTGCCTACAACACACACTTTCATTCTTTAAACCACGCTATCTGTACTCGTACAAGTAGTAAATCTATTAGGCAGTAGCCAATGAGTTGATCATTGACTTCTGCTTCTGTAAATTCTATACCTACTTGCATACCACATATTAATTGTAATGTAGCTACCATTAGATTATCTCACAACTTCCTGATGAACACGCTAGCTCTTGAGCACCAGTCGTATTGTCATCTTGTTCTATGAATACACTCCAGTCTAGTTTGGTAGGTGTTACTTTTTCTAAAGCTTTAACCTGTTCAACTGTAGCATCCTGATAAGGAGCTTGTGGGTATGTATGATCTGAATGTGGTAAGAAGGAGACACCACTAATCTCATCAAAATGTTTCCATACCCATGCTCCAACCTCAACCCATTCTTTGTCTCGAACAGATATAGTTACTGATGGTTTATGCTCACACCAATGTCTTTGATATACTAACCATAATTCTAATTGTTCTAAAGCAGTCTTATCGTTTCTAGTTATAGCATCCTTAGGAGCTCTGATTGGGAAACTAAAGATAGCTGTAGATCTAGGATTCATTTGACAATCTTCTACAGTAACCCCTGCAGATATAAGAAAGTCTGTAATAGGATCTTTTTTATCCATACGAATAGTCCGTATATACTGACTGTTATGCCTAGCATGAATCCCACTAGCAGAGTCAACCATTTGAGATACTGTACCACTAGGTTTAACACATGTAATAGATGCTGACACTGGTATCTCAAGTATCTTAGCATACTTTTCATTTGTTTTCCTAGCCTCATCTCGTAACCTTTCTAACATCTTAGGATCAGGATTGTTAGTAATTTTAGCATCCATGATACCTGTTAGTGATACACCTAATAGTCTTTCTTCTTCAGTGTTTTGTTTCCATTCTGCTGAGATAAACTTAAAGTCTGTTAATGTAGATTGAATTGTACCTAGTAGTGTAGCTAATCTAATCTTACGTTTTAAACTGTCTTCTGTATCGTTTGCCCTGACAACAACTTCTGTAAGGTTACAGAATTGTTTATCACGTAGGATAATCTCTGAACAAGGGTTTGTTCCGTAGCTAAGATTTGGATCTCTTCGTCCCCACTTAGCGGCTTGATCTTGTGCAGCAATTCGATTAAACATTCCTCGCTCACCTGATTTAGACTTGACCAGAGATAACCATTCTTCCATGAAAGTCTCACTGTCAGGTGTTTCTGTGTAGGCAACGGAGTTATTTGCAAGACCTCTGTGTGGATTGTCATTATACCATGCTCCCATTTTTGCTTCACGCATTCTGCGATCAGTTAAGTTAGATAAAGAGATAAGTGCAGATCGTCTGACACCTCCGACCACAACGATCTGACCTATCATACACATGATGTCATGTACTTCGATAGAAGAAAGCTTACGACCTTTAGCCTGCTTAAAAGTATCAATGACAAAGTCAAAGAGATTCTTTAAAGGTTCTGGTCCAGATGCACGACCACCGAAAGTTTTAAGTCTTGCACCTGCAGGTCTTACTTTACTAAAGTCAAAGTTAGGTATATCACCTTCGTAAAGATGTGAGATAAGTTTCTTAAATGCCTTAGCCCATCCTAACTTGCTGTCTTCTACGACTATAACATCATCGCAAAGCTCTACTTTGTCTGGTACTTGAGGGAGTCTGTTGATTTCTTGTCGTTCACAACTAAACCCTACTCCTGTACCATTCATAAGAATATATAAAGCTTCGCTGAAAGCTCGCTTATTGTTAACTGCTAAGTAACTACAGTTATATGCTGCAATATTGTCTCGTTCACATGCCTCTCCTGCTGTCATTAACAAACGCATAGACGGCATGACTTCTAAGTTTAGTACTGCTGATCGCAGTTCTTCAATGTCTTTTTCTAGTGTTGGTGTTTTTGTTTTGAGATATGATACTAGTCTATCTACAGTTTCAGACCATGTCTCTCGTCTTTGTTTCTCTGGTATAAATCTAGCATATCTTGATGAGTGTATTACTTGTTGGTATAGCGTAGGTAACTCATTATTTATCATCGTAGTCATAAAAATCAAACCCTTCTTTTCTGTCATCTATCAATTCTCGGAGCATATCTTCGTGCTCCTCGACCTTATCTATAAACTTGTTAACTAAATCTTCTGATGTTAACCCTAAGGTTTCTAACAGAGTAATCTCATCAACATCATATAGCTCTTCTATAAGCTCACTAAACGTAAGTGCCATTACTTTTCCTTTACTTTTTCATTTACCTTACGAGTATCTTTATTTTTGTTTCTAAAAATCTTATCGTAGTTATCTTCATACTTTTTATTGTTAGCTTTAGAATTAAATCTAGGCTGCTCAAAGTTTGTCATGATATAGTTCCTTTAACAATTCTAGATAATGTATTGCTTTATCTAAATCTTCTAATCCGTTTTTGTTTCTCCATCTACATACATACTTAATTACATTACCTTCTAAGTATCCTATGTTGTTAGCATGGATAAACTCAACAGGCTGTATGTTAAAGTCTTTGTAATGAGAACCACTTACTTGTTTTTTACTAGCTTGTACCATTAGTATATCACACTTTCTTTTTCTTGTCAAGACCATATTTCATGTTTACATAATTTAATGACACTGCCATCTCATCGAAGGCACCATTATTAACTTCATGTAATACATAGAAACCCCTCCAATGTTGATTACCTTGATGATTCAAGTAATCTTCATTGTGTTCATAACAACTACCTGCTATGATAGCTGTAATTTCACTGCCATCTGCCTTTCTTGCATAGGCAATTTGTCTACCTTGTTGGTGACCTGCGAAACATGACATGTGTTTTTTGTTGAGTAAAGCAGTAGCTGAGGTAACAGGTCTGCCCATGACACCAGAAGCAAAGTAGTGAGAGTAAGCAATCCCATCAACCACAACCACGTCAAGAAAATCATGCACTTCCCAACCATATTGTTCATAGTTTAAATCCTTTATAGTAATTAGATCTTCTAACTTACGATCATATTCTACTGCTCGTGTAATACGATCCTCATGATTACCTAATGTTAGTATCATTCTAGGTTTGTATTGTTTCTTTTTAAGCTTAGCTTGTCTAGCTTGCAGCTTATGGATAGGACCTAGTAATGCTTCCATACCTTTGTGTACTGCCTTGACATCTGCTTTGTATGTACGTCCTTCAAAAGACTTCTTGCCTACATCGTATGATGATAAGCTAGGCATATCAGCAAAGTCACCTATACAGACTATTACTTCAGGCTGCTTCTCAGCTATGTACTTACCTATGTTTTCTAAATATTTTACTGACTGTCCAGGTTTTACCTGACAATCTGGTATTACTAAATGTTTCATTGTAGTGTATCCTTCTCTGTTTTTTCTATGAACTCAAACTCTCCATCAGACTTATCACCTAAACTAAGTACCCCTCGTCTGATAAGATCTTGAATTGCATAGTCCATAAGAAACTCAGCTTCTTCTTCACCTACTGAGAAATCAAAATCATAAGATCCATCTTCATTCTTTCTTAAGTTTTTTATAATCATTAATCCAATCACCTTTAAAATCTAACCATAAGAAACCATTCTTCTCTGCCCACTCTGCGTAGGTAGTCTTACTACGTTTGGTTATCTTATTGCTAGCGTTCATAAATAAAAATATAATAGTAATGTGTGGATTGGATTGTTTAAACCAAACCATTTTCTGTCGAGTAGCTAAGTCTAACTTGCCTTTAGCTTCTATGTATACATTGTTAGCCATCTTAAAGTCTGGTATATACTTGCGATGAATCACTGGCTGTATATACTCATGCTTGTCAGGTTCGTACTTACATGACTTATAATGTTTACGTAACTCTTTCCATACTATAGCTTCAAACTTACTTTTGAATGTTGGCATAGTGATCCTTGTATTTGAGTCTATCATTACGTAGGATCCATAAACAACTAGCATTCATTAGAAACTCTTCTTCATTACCATAAGCATTTAATACTCTATTTAGCATTTCTTTTTCGGTATTAGCACCTTCGAGAAGTACTTTAGCTTTCTTATCTCCCAAGCCATCAATGCCTTTGATATTATCACTACGATCACCTTTGATACACTGTTCATAAAATAGACGAAGACCTTCTAGTTCTGTTTGTTCAACAAAAGTATCAGGTCTTGTCCATCCTTTACCATTAATTTCCCAAGAGAAATGTCGACCTGGTATTTGTAACAAGTCTTTATCTAAACTGCATATAATAGTATCATCGGTTTGAAAAATACCTAGCATATCATCTGCCTCTAGGTCTTCATCTGCTACCTCAGCATTAAGCTCAGCAACTGACCATGCTCTTAAGTCTTCTAAGTGTCTAGGCTTAGGTGCAGTTCTGTTTGCTTTATACTCAGGATAGATCTTCTTCCTAAAGTTTGTAGTACCTGTTAAGAAAGCTCTGTAAGAGCTAGCCCCTGTCTTCTCAAGTATCTGATCAAACAATTCACTAGCTCTGTACTTAGCTATACCAAAGTCATCATTCTCTGCACTTGCAGCGCAGCGAAAGCATACTAAGTCTTGGTCAATTAACGCTTGCATTAGAAAGGAATATCGTTAGCTAGGTCGTTAATAGCACTTGCTGTGCTATCGCCTTCCATTACAAAACGTTCATATTGTTTAGCTAATGCTACTACGTCTGCACTAGATAGTGCTTTACCATGTGTTGCTAGAGTAGCTACGGCATTAGATAGTGACGATTGTCTTACAATCATTAACTGTCTTAGGGCACGTTCTTCTTTAGTTTCATAGTTACTACCTGTTACTCTTGTAGCGTTGTTAGCTTTAGGTGCTGATGTCGAGGCACCCCCTGCACTAGCGTTTGTAGGTGCAGGTGCGACCTCTCCATCTGCTAGGATTTTAGTCCACTGCCAGTAGCCTGCATCGTCTTTCTCCATGGCTATGTTTACTTGGTCACCTTTCTGCCATGTCTGTGCAGATTTAAATACATCTGGGTTAGAGAATGACATTAGTTTTTTACTGCTTACTCTACCTTGTTCATCTTTGTAGGTAACTTCTAATGACTGATACTCTCTACCATTTCGGTTAGTGTTAGTGGTTGGTGCAGGTACATCTATAATATTAATTAACATTTACTGTCTCCATGTTACCCCATGTAGGTCCAACTTCACATTCGACTCTCATGGGTAGGTTAAATTTATGTCCAAATAACTTCTCAAAGTTATCAGGTACATCGTTAAAACATTTCTCAACAATTTTAACTATACTTATATTATCCCATACATTAGGATCAAAGTCAAGTATAATTGAATCATGAACTGTATTAATTAGTTTGACTCCTTCTTTGTTGAGCAATCTATTGCGTAAAGAAACTCTAGCTATTGACATTAAGTCAGCTCCTAAGCCCTGTACTGGATAGTTTAATATCTTAGTACGTGGATGTTTAATTCCGTAGCTCGTTACCTCAGGTTCGTAATAGTACACACGACCTGTAGGCATAGTAAGTTTCCTATCTCGCTTTGCTCTAAATATTATTTCATCATGCCACTCCTTTAGTTTAGTATACTTGTTATAGAATTGATCGATAATGTTTTGCCAATAGGTTTCATTACCAATCTCTCTGAAGTTAGGATCATTAGCATATGAGTAGGCAGACCCACCATAGATAAGTCTGAATACGAATGTCTTGGCTATAAGCCTCGAGGGTAATCCAAACCTTTCCTGGTTATCAGAGTGCATGTCAGTCCCATCCCAGATTTCTTGTATGGCTAGGTCGTCCTGACTTAGGTAGGCTGCACCTACCCACTCTAATTGTTTAGCATCTGCCTGTAATAACATTATAGATCCTCAAAGTAAACCTCACCACCTTCTACTAATG